CATTGCCAAGCTCGAGTTCTACAACAACCTGCGCAAAAGCGCGGAGGTGGCCGAGGACGGTGTGACAACCATCTATCCGGCCGGCTACGTGCATCTGCCCAAGGTCGATGCCGAGTATCTGCAGCAACTCTGTGCTGAGCAGTTGATTACCCGGCGCGACCGCAACGGCTTTGCCCACCGCGAGTGGCAAAAGATGCGCGAGCGCAATGAGGCGCTGGACTGCTACGTCTACGCCCGAGCCGCTGCGGCAGCGGCTGGCCTGGACCGGTTCGAGGACCGGCACTGGCTCGAATTGGAAAAACAACTCGGCGAGAAATCGGCAGGAATAGATCCTCCAACCGACGCCATCACTACTGACACCACCGAGGCCACCCGAGAACAACGGTTCGACGGTGGCCTCAGCTCTTCTGGCACCACAACACCGGCTTCGCGCCGGGTGGTGCGCAGTCGATGGATGACTTGACATGACCTACACCCCTGAACACCTCCAGGCCTTGCGCGAAGCCTTGGCCAGCGGCGAGCACCGTGTGACCTACGAGGGCAAGAGCATCGAGTACCGCAGCGTAGCCGATCTCAAGGCGGCGATCGCTGAGGTTGAGGCCACGATCGCCCGTGAGTCTGGTGCTCCGAAATCGCGCCAGATCCGTGTGGATACGAGCAAGGCGCTCTGATGGCCTGGCTCAAAACCATGTCCCGGATCAGCCGCCGCATGTTCGGCGGCACGCCAGTTTATGACGGTGTCGGCGGTGGTCGCCGGGCGCTGGCCTGGATGCCGGGCAACCCCGGTGCCGTGGCCGCTTTGTCGCTGGCCCAGGACGAGCTGCGCGCCAAGAGCAGGGATCTGGTGCGGCGCAATGCTTGGGCCGCTGCCGGGATTGAAGCCTTCGTGGCCAACGCGATCGGCACCGGCATCAAGCCGCAGAGCATGGTGCAAGACCAGGCAACCCGTGAAGCCATTCATAGCCTGTGGTGGGACTGGTGCGAGCAAGCCGATGCCGCAGGGCTCACCGACTTCTACGGTCTGCAGGCCTTGGCCACGCGCGCCATGCTCGAGGGCGGCGAAGCACTGATCCGACTGCGTTACCGACGTGTCGAAGATGGTTTGCCGGTGGCCTTGCAGATTCAGGTGTTGGAAGCGGAACACTTGCCGACCATCCTGAATCGGGATCTGCCCGGCGGGAATGTGATCCGTGCCGGCATCGAGTTCGACCGCTTGGGTCGCCGGGTGGCGTACCACCTGTACCGCTCCCACCCGAACGATGGGCTCTTGGCCCCGATGTCCAGCCAAGGCGGCATGGACACCGTGCGGGTGGATGCCACTGAAGTGATTCATCTGTTCCGTCCCTTGCGACCAGGGCAGATCCGAGGCGAGCCGTGGCTGACGCGGGCACTGGTCAAGCTCAATGAACTGGATCAGTACGACGACGCCGAACTGGTTCGCAAGAAAACCGCCGCCATGTTCGCCGGCTTCATCACCCGCATGGCCCCAGAGGACAACCTGATGGGCGAGTCGGCGGCCGATGCCAATGGCGTCGCATTGGCCGGTATGGAGCCCGGCACGCTGCAGATCCTGGAGCCCGGGGAGGACATCAAGTTCTCGGCGCCGGCGGATGTCGGTTCGTCCTACGCCGAATTCATGCGCCAGCAGTTTCGGGCGGTAGCCGCCGCCATGGGCATCACCTACGAGATGCTCACGGGTGACCTGACGCAGGTGAATTACTCCTCCATTCGTGCTGGCCTGCTGGAGTTCCGCCGTCGCTGCGAAGCCTTGCAGCACGGCGTGATCGTGCACCAGTTATGCCGTCCGATCTGGCGCGCTTGGATGGATCAGGCGGTGCTCGAAGGTGTCCTCGATTTGCCCACCTACCGAAAAAACCAACGCCAATACCAAGTCGCCAAGTGGATTCCACAGGGCTGGAAATGGGTGGACCCGCAGAAGGAATACAACGCGATGAGGTTGGCGATCCGCGCGGGCCTCATGAGCCGGTCGGAGGCGATCTCCGGTAACGGTTACGACGCTGAAGACGTGGATCGCGAGATTGCGGCAGATAACGCCCGAGCCGATGACTTGGGCTTGGTCTTCGATTCGGATCCCCGTTACGACCAACCCCTGACGACCCCATCACCACCGGCCAGCGATGCCACGCTGTCCGATCTCTCAACCGATACTTCTCTGGAGTAGTTCATGCTGCCTCACCTCGCTTCCCGCCTGTTCGGGACGCCCTTGCTCGTCCATCGCGCCAAACTCGATGTCATTCTGGCGGTGATGGGCGAGCGCTTAGGCGTCGCGCCTCCATTGGCGGATCTGGCCTTGCCGGTACCGAAGTCGGCTACCACCGCTCCAACGGGGATTGCCGTCATTCCCATTCTGGGAACGCTCGTCAAGCGCTCACTCGGCATGGAAGCCGCCTCAGGCCTGACGTCCTATAGCGAGATCGCCGCGATGCTGGATGCGGCCGTCGCCGATCCCATGGTCAGCGGCATCCTGCTCGACATAGATTCCCCCGGTGGTGAAGCCTCGGGCAGTTTCGAGTTGGCCCGCCGCGTGCGCGAGGCAGCCGCCATCAAGCCCATCTGGGCAGTGGCCAACGATGCGGCGTATTCAGCCGCCTATGCGATTGCTGCCAGTGCCCAACGTCTGTTCGTCACCGAAACCGGTGGCGTCGGGTCGATCGGGGTCATTGCGCTGCATATTGACCAGTCGATCAAGGATGCCAATGACGGCTACCGCTACACGGCTATCACCGCTGGCGCGCACAAAAACGACTACTCGCCGCACGAACCTTTGTCGGATGCAGCCAAGTCGGAACTGCAAAGTGAAGTCGACCGGCTCTACGCGATCTTCACTGAACACATCGCGGCCATGCGCAGGCTGGATCTCGATGCCGTGCGCGCGACCGAAGCTGGGCTTTATTTCGGCAGCAATGCCGTTGTCCAGGGGCTTGCCGATGGTGTCCAAACACTGGACGCCACCCTCACCGAATTTCAGTTGTTTCTCAACACCCCTAAAAACGCCCCCCAAAACGCCCTTACCCAGTCGCCGTCTCAGGTGCGGGGCGTCTTCCGCACTGAGACGGCCTATCCGAGAAAGGATCTGAACATGAGTGAAGAACAAACCATCGATATTCCCGGTGTCGACGAAGCCGCTGCGCAAATGGCGCAAGCCGTGGCCGATGCCAAACGTGATGTCACCCAAACCGCGCAGGCCATCGCTGAAGTTTGCATGCTCGCCGGTTGTCCTGAGCGTGCCGCTGAATTCATCGCGGCGGGCAAGTCTCAGTCGGAGGTGCGCCGCGTATTGATCGATGCGCGTGCCGCCCAAACTGAAGCGACCGAGATTCGCTCGACCATCACGGCCGAGGCGGGTACCGCTGTACCCAGTCACGCCGAAACGTCGCCGATCGTCGCGGCCGTCAAGAAACTCGCTGGCACCGCCTAAGAAAGGAGTCCCCCCATGTCCGTCATCACCCAAGTCAATGATCTCGCCGACCTGCTGCGTTTCGAAGGCGAGAACCGCTATTCCCGTGAACGCGCCACGCTCGCCGCAGGCCACAACCTGATGCTTGGCTCCGTGGTTGCCACCGATACGGCCACTGGCAAGATCGCCCCGCTCGATCCGGCCGACACCGGCTCGCTTGCTGACGCCACGGGTGTGCTGCTCAACGATTGCGATGCCACTGCTGCTGACAACCCCGACGCCCTGGTGGTGGTCCGCCACGCCATCGTCTTGCGCGATGCGCTGATCTGGCCGCCGGCTATCACTGCGGAGCAGAAGGCTACTGCCATTGCCCAGCTGCGCGCACTGGGTATTCTGGTTCGCGACGCTGTTTGAACCCTCACCACCTCGCCACCGTTCCAACTTTCTTCCGTCATCCCTTCGGCCCACCGGTTATTCCGCGGGCCGTTCCTTTTATTGGAGCCCTCTCATGCAAAACCCTTTCCAGAATCCCGGGTTCTCGATGGCCAGCCTCACGGCGGCCATCAACCTCATCCCCAACCGCTACGGCAGGCTCGAAGAACTCAACCTGTTCCCCGCCAAGCCCGTGCGCACCCGCTCGGTGGTCATCGAATCGCGCAATGGCACCTTGAACCTG